CAGCCAGTGTGGGAAGATTGGAAAGCCAGATCAGTTATTCTGCAGCTTTATCATCTACATTAGAAAGAATTGATAACCAGATGCACAGTGATATGTCTGTGCCAAATATAGACAGCGAAAAATTGCAAGGTGTGATCACATCTGGGAAGACAATACAAGCACTATACTATTCGCTACAAGTAAGATCCGATGAAAAAATGCTTGTGTGGAAATCTGCTTTAGAATCAATGGTAGACATGATTTATATTGGGGCTTTGCAGTATCCTCAATCAGCAAGTTTTTATGTAGACGATGTCTTGCCGAGAATGGAAATAGAAGTAACTGTCGAAGCAAACTATGCTTTGCCTGTTGATGAGCAGGAAGAAAAAGCGATCGACATCCAAGAAGTAAATGCTCAACTAATGAGCAAAAAAGCCTACATGAAAAAGTGGCGTGGATTAACAGATGAAGAAGTCGAAGAAGAATTAAGGCAGATCGCTCTGGAACGTGAGATCCTTGAGGACAGCGCAGGAAACGACATGCAATACGATCAGAATACAATCAATGTGGATCAGATGAATGAGGAAAATGACGAAGAGGACGTCTCAGATGATTTCCAGAGCGATCCAGATGGCGTAGACGATGAAGATGATTCGTTAGTCGATTAAATATATGATAAAATGTAAAAATGCCTATATGGGCATTATGGAGGCTTGTAGAGGTATGGATAAATGGCTAGTAAATCAAAGGTACGATTTGCAAAATCAGAATCAGCGAGAAAAGCGATCACAAAGCAACAGTTAAAACAGATAAATGCAATTTATAAAGACGCATACAAAAATTTAGAAGAAAAGCAAAAATCGTTAGAAGGCAAAACGACATATTCTTCTGGTGTACAAAAGCTCTATCTGGATCAATTTAAAAAAGACATGCAAGCTGAGATGACCAGAATAAATGCCCAAGTTAAAAATGTCGTAGAAGACGGAGCAACAAAAATAGCGGAAGCTGTGGTGGATGAAAACAATGATCTGTTAAAAAGCCTTGGTTTAAATGTAGATGGTGCTTATTCTTATGTGCCAACAAATGCCGTAATGCAGATCGTAAATGGTAATGTTTACAACAATAAGTGGAGCTTAAGCAAATCGATTTGGGGATCAGATCAAAAAAATATTAAAAGCATTGAAAATATAGTTGCCGGAGGGCTAGCCGGAAATAAATCAATAAAAGAAATATCGAAAGATTTAATGTCGTATAGCAAATCTGGTAGAGCTAAATATAATGCGGAAAGATTGGCAAGAACAATGTCAAATCATGCTTATCAGAAAGCTTACCAGATGACGACAGAAAAGAATCCGTTTATTGAAGCATATCAATGGAATAACGGTACAGCAAATACATGTCCTTTGTGTATTGATCTGGCTACACAGGATCGATTTGGGTTGGGAAATGGAGTATTTCCAAAGAATGAAGTGCCTCTTGATCATCCGAATGGTTTTTGCTACATCACAAGCATCATGTCAAATAGGGAAGATGTCGATAAAGCATTAATAGATTGGGTAAATGGCGTAGGCGATGAAAAAATGAATGCGCAGCTTGATGAATTTGCAAAAGATATGGGCTTTTTACCACAAGTAGTAAAAAATGTAGCAGAACAAAATGTATTGCCGGAATCGGTTAAATTTGATCCGCAGAGTTATAAAGACGCAATCGAGCAAAATAACAGACAGCAGATGGCAAAGATGAGAGCGTGGGGAAAAGATTGGGAGTCAAAGATAACGAGTGATGAGAGATCAGCTATCAGAAATTACACAGGCAAAAACTATGGTCAAATAAATGGTGTTTTACGAGGATGGTCAAAAAGTAAAAAATGGCAACAGGATATTGAGGATTGCCGTAGTGCATTATTAAAAGCCAAAACGCCAGAGGATGTTGTAGTAAAAAGGGTGACAGACAGGGACGGCTTATTTAGATTATTAAATGTCGACAAAAATACTCCTGTGAGTGATCTGTTTAATTATTCTGGAGCTATGGTAAATGACAAAGGATTTATGAGCACTACACCATCAGTTAGTGGAGATTTTCAAATTCCTCTGGATTCTGTAGATTATTACATCAAGATCCCACAAGGGAGTCATGCAGCTTATATAGAGGGAGTGTCACAGCATAGAGGAGAGCAAGAGATGCTGTTAATTGATGACAGTAAATTTGTCGTAGAACAAATAAGAGATGCAGGAAGAGGTAAAACGGAAGTATTTATGACGTTGATAAACGAGGAATAGAAAAATGCCAAAAGAATATTTAAAAAAAAGAATGCAAGAGGAACAAAAAGCAATGATTCTTTTGTCCAATGATGATTTAAAATGCAGAGACTGTAAATTTAAATTGGATGATGTTGTTTTAAAATTAAATACTACCAGATGCTTAAAATACCGTAGCCGGAAGCCAAATAATGTTTTGCTCGGAAAAGGTTGCGAAAAGTACAAAAAAGAAATTTGAAAAAAGTGTTGACAGATCTGATCATAGGCGTTATAATGGGTCTAACAAATAAATAAACAAGCAAGGAGGAACGGAAGGACGAGAGTTCAAAGAAACTTAATCCTTTCAAAGGCGAATGATAAGGACGGAAGCTCAAGGGTGGAAGCCGAATAAAAGCCATACCGAGATGACACAGCACTTGGTTATTTATTTGGTAAGAAAAACAAATTCTTAGAAAAGAGGTAGTAAATATGAAAAAGCAAACAACAGATTATATGGTAGAAGCTACAAATATTATTTCTAGAAGAATTGCAAAAGAAGAAAATTTAGTTTCAAAGAAATTTAAAGTGAACGATTTAACAATTACTTGTAACAGTTGGAATACAAAAGAAAGTGAAACAGGAAAGTTTTATACAGTAACAGTAAGTGATGATGATTTTAATGTTTTGTTTTCAAAAAAAGTAACAACAAAAGAAGAAGGAAACGAAGCGTTTTTAATAGCAAAAGGATATTGCAAATAAAATAAAAATTATCAAGAGGATTGAGTCGGGAAATTTTATTCCCGACTTATTCTTGTTTTAAAGGAAAATAAAATGGACGAAAACAAACTAAAAGTAAAATGTGATGAATGTGGTTATGAGTTTGATATAAGAACACAGAATATTAAGTCAATAGAAAATGTCAAGGTTGAAAACACTACAATTTGCATCACATATTTTAAATGTGAAAAATGTAATAAGATTTACATTGTTGAAATGTTAGACTATAAAGCTCAAAAGCTGAAGAATAGATATTTAGCAATTGCAGATAGTGTACATAAGAAGTTGTTTAATAAAAAGACAGTTTCTGATGTAAGAATGCAAGAGTTGGAGAAAGTTAAAAAGGATGCTATTGACTATCAGCATTGGCTTATAGATAGATACAAAGACACCACAACTCAGTGGATAAAATCAAAACTAACCGGTAAAAATCCGGAACGAAAGGAAAAAGAAGAATGAAAAACAAAATGATGAAAAGAATTCTCAGTGTAGAAAATTATGTACCGTCTCATAAAATGAATTATGATTTGCAGTTCTTTGCTTCAGACAAAAATGATGATGACAAAGACAATGATGATGCAAATGATAATGACAATGATAACGATGATTCTGGTGATGATGACAATGATGATTCGGATAAAGGCGGAAATGAAAACAGTGATAAAAAGTTTACTCAAGATGACATGACAAAACTTGCTACAAAAGAAAAGAAGCAAGGCAGAAGATCAGCATTCAGAGAAATGGGATTCAAAGATGAGTTAGATGCAAAAAAGCAATTGGATGCATTTCATGAGTGGCAAAAATCACAGCTTTCAGAAGATGAAAAACATCAGCAGGAATTAGACACAGCAAACACTGCAACATCTGAAGCAGAAAAAAGAGCTAAAGAAGCAGAGGAAAAATTAGCAGTAGTAATTGCAGGTGTTAGAAAAGATTCAATTGATGATGTTTTAGCAATTGCAAGAGGAAAAGTGACCGATGATAAATCTTTAGATGATGTTTTGTCCGCTATGAAAAAAGAGGATAAATACAAGAGTTTTTTCGTGAGCGAAGACTCTGGATCTGGCACAAATAAAGGCACAGGATCTGGTCTTGGACATAAGAAAAACACAAAAAAAGAAGATAATCTCGGTGCTAGGCTTGCTAAACAACAAATGAGTGGTAGAGCAAACAAAAAAAGCAGTTATTTTAATTAAGGAGGTATAGCAAATGCTTAATCAGACAGGTATTACAAGTAAGAGCGCAGTAACCAGAAAAACGATCCTTTTTGACACAAAGTTGTTTTTTGCGTTACCGTGCAAAGTTAGTGATAGTGCAGGGACTATTTTAGCAGGATCTCCTGTGAGTGGTGATTTATCAAATAGAGACACAGCATTTACTGTTGGTGGAGATAATCCTGTTGGTATTCTGGAGCACGATGTCGTTATTAAAGACGGCGAGACATCAGCAAATGCAGGAGTTATTGTTTTTGGATTTATCGATGAGGATAAACTTGATCCTAAAGTAACAGCGATGCTTACTGAGGACGTTAAATCAAAGTTGTCAAAAATCACATTTTGTAAATAATTAAAGGAGGGATAAGATAATGGCGAGTATTTTTGAGTTAGTAACATCAGATGCTATTACTGCTTATTGGGAGACCGTAGCGTCAAATAATATCGCATATCTGGGAGAGGAGTTATTTCCGTCTCAGCAAAAACTTGGTCTTGATGTTAAATGGATTAAAGGAGCACATGGTTTGCCTGTCGTATTAAGACCGAGCGCATATGATGTAGCTGCAAAAAAGAGAGATCGTATTGGATTCGAGAAACTGCATATGCAAATGCCGTATTTTAAAGAGTCAACCTATATTGACGAGGAGTTTCGGCAGGAATTAAATATGGTTTTGGAGTCTGGGAATCAAGCGTATATTGATTCTGTCATGACACAGGTATTTAATGACGAGGAGAATCTCCTTGAGGGTGCAGCAGCGCAGCGTGAGAGAATCAGAATGATGGCTCTTACCACAGGAGCAGTAAGTATCTCCGCAAATGGGCAGGATTATGATTACGATTACGGAATTCCCGAGGAAAACAAAGTAGATGTCACAAAAGCAGGAAAAGCATGGAGCGATGCAGATGCTACGATCGTTGATGATATCCGTACTTTGCAAGATGCCATTGAGGATACAACAGGAGTGAGACCGTCCAGAGCAGTTTGTTCCAGAAAAACTTTTGGCTATATTCGCAGAAATAATGAGATCCGCCAAGCAATTAACGGCAGTGATGCAACATCTCCTGTTTCCGATTCCAAGGTTATCTCCTATCTCAAGGACGAGCTTGGTCTCACGATTGTTGTGTATGCGAAAAAGTACATTGATGAGAGCGGAAAAGAGAATGCTTATGTTGCAGATGATCTCTTTGTAATGTTTCCAGATGGAAATCTTGGCACAGGATGGTTTGGTACTACACCAGAACAGTCTGATCTGCTGAGTGGCACTGCAGCAAATGTGTCAATCACAGATGTTGGTGTAGCTGTCACAACAAGCAAAAAAATCGATCCTGTTAATGTGGAGACCAAAGTGTCCATGATATATCTCCCGAGTTTTGAGACGGCAAATTCTGTCGGAATCATGGATATTGCATAAGGAGGATCGAAATGGCATTTGTTAAGATTACAAAAGCCGGAAAGGGGATCTTATCGATCCCCTCTGGCTCATTAGAAAGCTATATTAATAACGGTTGGAAGCCTCTAGATGACTCAAATAAGGATTCTGGTGCAAAAACGGTAAATCATAAGGTAGAGGAGGAAAAGCCTCAGAATGAGGATTCTGGTGCGTCAGAGACCAATGCAAGCGATGAGTGGGATCAAGTAGAGGCTGAGGAGAAGGAAAAGAAATCTCTGGATGAAATGACCATTGAGGAATTGCAGGAAAAAGCTAAATCTCTTGGTTTAAATATTAAGAATCTTAATACTGTCGGTGCATTAAGAAAAGCCATTAGAAGAAATGAGTAAAAGGAGGTGCAAATATGGCACTTTCCAATACTGTTGAAAAAATAAAAGTAATTCTTAGAGAAGAAGATTGCCCATTTTTTTCTGATGAGCAATTACAGTTTTACTTGGACGAAAACAATGGATCAATAAACGATACTTTGTATCAATGTTTTTTAATAAAAGCAGAAGACACTACATTGAGTGTGACAGGTTTAAATTGTGCAGACACATCTAAATATTTTAGACGGTTAGCGCAAAAATATAGACCAAATAATTCTGGTATTTTGAAAGGAGGTTGACTTTATGCAATCTCCTAAATTCTTGGAAAATAAATTAAAAAGGCAATTAAAAACAAATGGCGTAGAATATGAATTTATTGGTGTAAAAGAAAACGCATACCATGAGCTTGTAGAGTCGGAAGTAAAAATTAAAATAAAAGGAATTTACCATGAAAGTAATTCCTACGAATCCGAAGTAATATCGACAGGATCTGTAACTCATAGTAAACCACAACCTATGATATTGTGTTTGTTGGAAGATGCAATAGAAATAAATGTAGGTTACAAGGTTGAATATGGGACAAAAAAATTCGAAGTAATTTCAAAAAATGATATACAAGATTATGGTGTTGCTTGTGACATATCTCTTAAGGAGGTTGAGTAATGGCTAGTGAATTTAAGTTCATTTCAAACTCTTTAATAACAGGTTTGACAGAAATGTCACGCAAAGAAACTGCAATATATTTAAAGCTTGAAACGGAGGCAAAGTCATTAGAAGATTATTCGAAGCAGCATGCTCCATGGACTGATAGGACAGGACAAGCCAGAAGATCTTTAAATGCTTCTATAGCAACAATAACAAATGGCTATAGAATAACTTTAGCACATGGTGTTGACTATGGTAAATGGCTCGAATTAGCGCACGAAAAAAGGTTTGCGATCGTAATGCCAACAATAAAAGCTAAAGGTGACGAAGTCGTAAAAAGTTTTGAGAATTTTTTAGCAAAACTGTGAGGTGATTAAATGGCAACATTCGCAGTTTGGAATAAAACGCAAAAATACTTAGAAAGTAAAGGATTTACAGTATATCCGCCAAGCACAAAAAATGGCGAATGTACAAGTGACTATTTAGTGTTGGCAGATGCAAATAGTACGCAGATCGGAACATTTAGTTCTGAATATCATTATTATGACATTTTATGCTATTCCAAAACGTACACAGGAGTTTTAAAGTTAAATGACAGCATGAAAGTTGCCATGAAAGAATTTGTACCACAGTTAATGCCAACAGGGAACGAGACGCAAGCCTATTATGATACAGAAGTAAAAGCATTTATGATATCTGTTGAATATAGAGCAAATTGCAGGAATAAAAATTTATAGGAGGTTTAAAAGATGGCAGAAGCAAAGATCCAAAGAGGGACAGAAATTGCTACGATTGATGTCACTTTGGTAACTGTAAAAACAAATGATGCTGAGACCGAGATCGCACTTGATACGGCAAATAGCATTGCAGTTACAGTAAACAGTGAGACAACAGATGCTGTTAAATTGATCATTAAAGGCAAGTTGAAAGCACAAAAGCCAGAGCAAGTAACAGTAACAGGAAATCAACTTGTTTTAACAGACAATGTATTCAATCCAGAGATGGTGCAGATCTTGCAGGGTGGCACAGTATCATATGACGATGACGGAGCATTTAAGGGATATACTCCGCCAAACGCAGGGGAGGACGCAGATATCACTCCGTTTACTTTAAATGCTTATTCAGCAATTTATGGAGCGGATGCTCTTGTTAAAGGGTATGAAAAGATCAGCTATCCGAATTGCCAAGGACAACCTGTTGCATTGTCAAGTGAAGATGGAACATTTAGAGCTCCAGAGTATACAATAAATAGTGCGCCCGATGTAGGTCAACCGCCGTATACACTTGAAATTGTTTCAGAGTTACCAAAAGTAGAGAATGCAGTAAGTCAAGCGGAGCAAATTTCAATAGAAAACTAAAATAAAAGGAAAAGTGAAAAATGGAAGATAAAATTTTAAATATTACAAGTGTTGCAGATTTACAAAGTTATGCAAGTGGAGCAATTGTTGAATTACCGCCTTTTGCTGAGGGTCAGCCTTTTGTTGCAAGATTGCGCAGACCCTCAATGCTTGCTTTAATGAAAAATGGCAAAATTCCAAATTCTTTGATTAACAAAGCTCAGCAGTTATTTGATGGTGATAGCAAATCACTTGAAGGAAGTTCAGCAATGCAAGAAATTATGGACGTTCTTGAAATTATGGCAGAAGCAACATTTTTGGAACCAACATACAAGCAAATTAAAGAAGCAGGAATTGAATTAACAGATGATCAATTGATGTTTATTTTTAATTATTCGCAGCAAGGTGTAAAAGCAATCGAACCTTTTCGTGGATAGTGATGAAATTATAATGCTTGCAAATTTATGTCAAATTTATAAAGGCGTTCTTCCAAGTCAACTAATGGATATTACTGACCCATATACATCTTATTGTTTGAATGAGGCTGTTGGGTATATAATTGCAAGATTGGAAAACGGAGAAAAACCTATAAAGAAGATAAATAAAACAAGCAAAAATAAACAAAAAAGAAGTCATTACAGTAGTTTTAGTCAACTTTATGAAAAGTATGATAATTAGAGAGGAGGTGCTACCAAATGTCAGTTAATATGGGGACAGCTGTTGGATATTTAGACCTTGATACAAAAGGATTTACAAGTGGTATATCTGGTGCGATGGCTAGTATGCAAAGTTTAATGTCGTCACAATCTACTCTTTCGGGCAGAGTCCAGAGTCTTGGTAGTGTTATGACATCTGTTGGTAGCACCATGACAAAGACATTTACTGTAGCTATCGCAGGTGCAGGAACAGCAGTAGTAAAAGCAGGATCAGATTTTGAAGCAGCAATGTCGCAAGTCGCAGCAACAAAAGGCACTACAGTAGATGCAATCCAAGACATCCAAGATAAAGCTATTGAGATGGGATCTACAACATCTTTTAGTGCAACAGAGGCTGCGGAAGGATTAAATATATTGGCGATGGCAGGATTGGATACAGAGGAGAGTATTGCTGTTATCCCAGATGTATTAAATTTAGCTGCTGCAGGATGCATTGATATGGAGAGCGCAGCAAGTTATGTCACAGGGGCGATCAAAGGCTTTAACTTGGAGATGAGCGATTCCCAATACTTTGCAGATTTAATGGCAAAAGGAGCGAGTCTAGCAAATACTAGCGTAAATGATTTAGGTGAAGCGCTTTCTGGTGTATCAGCAACTGCAAATTCATATACACAGAATGTTGAAGATACAACAGTTGCTTTATTAAGATTGGCAGAACAAAATGTGACAGGTTCTGAAGCATCAAATGCATTATCAAGAGCAATGGCTGATTTATATACACCTACAACAGCTGCTAAAAAAGCACTTGATGAATTAGGTGTATCTGCTTATGACGAAGCAGGAGCGACAAGAAATGTAAACGATGTTGTTGATGATTTGAATGCAGCATTGTCAGATATGTCAGATGAGCAGGCAAATGCTTATAAGAATACAATCTTTTCTACTTTCGGTTTGAAAGCATTTAATAAAATGACAGTTTCGTCTACGGATAAAGTGAAAGATTTTTATATTGAGTTATCAAATGCTTCTGATACAGTTAGTGGCATGGGATCAGCTTATGATATGTCTCAAACTCAATTGGATAACTTAAAAGGTTCTGTTACGCTTTTCAAATCTGCATTAGAGGGATTGGAGATTAGATTATATAATCTTAAGAATGAAGGCTTAAAAAGTATAGTAGATTTTGCGACAGGTGTTCTTGATAAATTAAATTCTTTAGATGAAGGCACACTTGAATTGATTGAAAAAATTGCATTAGTTGTAGCAGCTATCGGACCTGCACTTCTCATTGGTGGGAAAATAGTTTCTTTGATTGGTTCTATCATGGGTGCATTTTCTACTCTTAGTGGAGTACTTTCTGGACTAAGTCTTACAACTGTTGGGGCAGGGTTTACGGCATTAGCATCTACAATTGGTATTGTAATTGCTATAATAGCAGCAGTAGTTGCAGCAATCGATGCTTTTAAAAGAGCTTGGGAAGATGATCTTGGCGGAATCCAAGAAAACACATCAAATATCATAAATAACGTAAAAGGCATTTTTGAAACTGTTGTTGAAACTGTTAAATCTGTTGTCTCACAAGTCGTAGAAGCTTGGGACTCGGATTGGGGCGGAATTAGAACGACCGTAGAAACGGTTATCGCCACAGTAGTCCAGATTGTATCAACAATCACTGATGTTGTAAATGATGTGGTTGATGGTATTAGCCAGATGTGGGATGATAACTGGTTTGGCATGCAAGATATCGTCAGTGATCTTGGTGATAAAATAGAGGATGTTGTAACCAAAATTACCGATTTTATTAAAAAAATCGCAGAAGTTGGAAGTTCAATTGCTCAATTTATCTCAGTGCATCAAGAAGCAATTCAGATGATCGCACAAGTTGCAGCAGTAATTGCAGGAATTGTTGTTGCGATCCA